GGTTATAATGATGATTTAATAATGAGTTTTGGAATAGGGTTGTATGTTAGAGATACTGCCCTTAAATTTAGACAACACGGATTAGATATTACAAAAGCAGCTTTAGGTTCATTTCATAAAACCACAACCAGTTATCAGGGGGCTTATTTTTCAACAGGTCAAGATAACCCATATCACATGGATGATGGGAAGGGTGGAAGTGAGGATTTTAGCTGGCTTTTATAATATTTATTCGCATATAAAAATATACTATGGCTGATACAAGCGTATTTACAAGATTAAAAAGACTATTTTCTACAGACGTACTAATTCGTAATGTAGGAGGTAGTAAACTAAAGACATTAGACTTTAGTAAATATCAACAAACAGGACAAATTGAAACTAATTCAATGGTAGATAGGTACAATAGATTGTATACTACTAACCAAATGCCCGTTTATAATCCTGCTCTTAATTATCAAACATTAAGAACCCAATTATATTCCGACTATGAAGCAATGGATACTGATGCTATTATTGCCTCAGCCTTAGATATTATTTGTGATGAATCAACCCTTAAAAATACAATGGGTGAAGTCCTTCAAATCAAATCCTCAGATGAAAATCTTCAAAAAATTCTTTATAACCTCTTTTATGATGTTTTAAACATTGAATTTAATCTTTGGATGTGGATTCGCCAAATGTGTAAGTATGGAGATTTTTTCTTAAAACTAGAAATAGCAGAAGAGTTTGGTGTTTATAACGTAATTCCTTATACTGCTTATAATATAATTAGAGAAGAAAAAATTAGTGAATCTAATAATCACCAAGTAGATGTTAAATTTAAGTTTGACCCGGATGGTTTAAGTGGTGGGGGAGAATATGGTGGTTACTTTGGAGGCTTACAAGGATCAGGAAAAAACACTCACAATAGTAAAGCTATATATTTTGATAATTATGAGATAGCTCACTTTAGACTTCTTTCGGATGTAAACTATTTACCCTATGGTAGAAGTTACATAGAACCCGCTCGTAAACTTTTTAAACAATATGTACTTGCTGAAGATGCTATGTTAGTACATAGAATTGTTCGTGCTCCCGAAAAGCGTATTTTTTATATAAATGTGGGTGCTATACCACCTGCCGAAATAGAAAACTTCATGCAGAAAACTATTTCTAAAATGAAACGCACTCCTTATATAGACCAAAACACAGGTGATTATAACCTAAAATACAACATGCAAAACATGTTGGAAGATTTTTATATTCCTGTTAGAGGCAATGATTCATCTACAAAAATCGAAACCACCCCAGGTCTCCAATATGATGGTATTACAGATGTTGAATACTTAAGAGATAAATTATTTGCAGCTCTTAAAGTTCCTAAAGCATTTTTGGGATATGACAAAGATACAGACGGAAAAGCTACTTTAGCAGCAGAAGACATTAGATTTGCTCGTACTGTAGAACGTATCCAAAGAATTATCCTCTCAGAATTATATAAAATTGCAGTTGTTCACCTTTATACACAAGGATATGACGGTGACGATTTAGTTAATTTTGAAATCAATTTAACTACTCCTTCAATCATTTATGATCAAGAAAGAGTAGCATTAATGAAAGAAAAAGTTGATTTAGCAGCTCAAATGATGGAAACCAAGCTTTTCCCAACTGATTTTATTTATGATAATTTATTCCATTTAAGTGAAGATGAATATCATGAGTTTAGAGATTTAGTTAGAGAAGATTCTAAACGTAAATTCCGTAATGCTCAATTAGAAGCTGAAGGAAACGACCCAGTAGAATCAGGTGAGTCTTATGGAACACCTCATGATTTAGCTTCATTATATGGTAAAGGAAGATATTATGATGAGCCCGATAATGTGCCTGCTGGATATAATGAAAAAGAAATGGGTCGTCCCGAAGAAAAAGTTTCTAATATTAATACCCAAGATGGTAATTTTGGAAAGGATAGATTAGGTGTTGATGCTATGAAAGGTAAAGAAAATGAATCAAATTCTATAAAACCCTCATATAAAGGAGGTTCTCCATTAGCTTTAGAAGCTAAAACAGCTTATTTACAAAATAAAGATATGCTTAAAAAAATACCGGTTAATCGCAAACAGTTGGTTTTTGAGCAAGATGAGTCGCTACTTAATGAAGATAACCTAAAGGAGTAAAAATCTTTATATATTTATAAAAAAGCCTATTGATGAAAATTAAACATTCCAAGTATAAAAATACGGGCCTTTTATTTGAGCTTTTAGTAAGACAAATAACTGCCGATACTCTTAACGGTGGTGAATCTCCCTCTTTAAATATTTTAAAGAAATCCTTTGCTAAAACTGAATTAGGAAAAGAATATAAATTATACGAAACTTTATTTAAAACTAAAAATTTAAGTGAAGGTAAAGCAGAAATTACTTTAAATGCAGTATTAGAAGCTACTCGTAAGTTAAATAGAAGTGCTTTAAGAAGGGAAAAATATAATCTTATAAAAGAAATTCAACAACATTATAATGTAAATGAATTCTTTAAACACCAAGTCCCCAATTATAAGGGCTACGCTGCTTTTTATAAACTAACAGAAATATACAACTCAGATAAATTATCTGAAACTGACCAAATCATAGATAATAAAGTAACCATATTGGAATGCTTAACTGAACGTCCTGTTAGCCAAAAAAAAGTTAAACAAGATTTAGTTGAAGAATTTGCTAAATATGATAAGGATTTAAGGGTGCTTACCTATAAGGTAATGCTTGAAAAATTTAATGGTAAATATTCTAATTTAAATAAGGGACAAAAAGAAGTACTCAAAGAATTTATGAATTCTATTGATAATACTCCTCGTTTAAAGGAAATTTATAACACTAAAATTGCTGAAGTGAAAAAAGTTCTTCAATCTTATACTACAAAAGTAAAAGATGATGCTACTAAAATCAAATTATTAGAAGTAGTTACTTTACTTAAAGAAATAGATAAAGGTTCTCGTATTAGTAACGATGATCTAATCAATCTTCTCCAGTATTATGAATTAACTGAAGAATTAACTAAAGTAAATAAGTAATGCCTATTAAACCTAAAGAACTAAATCCTAATTTTCTAAAAAAGTTAGAAGATAAATATGGTCCTATAAGCAACGACGATTTTTTTTCTGATAATTTAACTTATTATGCTAAAGCTAATAAACCTGAAGAAAGAGGTGAAGGAGGAGGCGTAACTCATACTATTATTGATCTTCCAAGTTTTATAGAATTATTTAAAAATTTAGACAAATCTAAAGAAGTTGCTAAGGATTTAACCACCCAGAAAGAATTAAGAGGTGATCAGGATTATAAAGAACAATATAAAAAAATTGCAGATACTTTTAACAAGTTTAGAACATTTTTTAGAAAAAACTACCCAGACCAATATTCTATGATAAAATCATCAGTTGATGAAAGCTTAAAAGAAGCATCAACTTCAGCAGGAGTTTCGGGTTATTCAACTCCATATGCATTCGGAAAGTCCCCAATATCATCATACACTAAAATGGGATATAAACCAGTAAACCGTAAGTCTTTAAGAAAAAAATCAAAAGGTATAGACTACATTGATTTATATAAGGATTAATATTTATAATCATGAAAACATTACAAGAACAATATAATTTAATTAAAGAAGGAAAAGGACATAAAGATGTGTTCTTAAAGGAAGCAAAAAGATTGTTTCCTGATGTTGTTCCTAACAGCTCTACATTCAATCAAACTACTAAATTATTAAAGCAACGTAGTGTAATTAATGAAAATATCTTTCCACTAATAGCATCCTCAGGATTGAATCCTTTTTCTACTTTTGATAAATTTATTAATGAAGAAGCAAAAGCTACTGAATCAAAAACTACTAAAGAAGTAGAAGAAGCTGAAACTGCGGGATATGACTATAAGGATCCTAAAAATCTTAATAACCAAATCTTTGATCAATATTTAAATGGTTTAAGAGTTGAAATGGAAAAAGATCCCAAGTTAACTATGGATCAAGCAAAAGAAGTAGTTGCTAAAAATTTAGAAAAAGACCCAATTTTTTATACTAAAAATGCTGCTTTTAAAGTAGACGGTTTAGGATACACAGAAAGTGCCCCAGCACATGATCAACCAAAAGGTAAACACAAATCCTCCGGCTACGGAGACTTAAAAGAAAATAAAATGAAAGAATTGAATACATTTAAAAAATTCATCAACGAAGACGTGGAAGAAAAAAAAGTAGTTTCTGAAAACGTTAATTCAGATGATCTTAAAGAATTATTAGAAGAAGCAGTAGCTGGAATCCCATCTATTGGCAATCCATTTTTAGACCGCCCCAAATCCGCTTATGAAAATAAATTTGAATCTTTTTTAGCAGAGGAAAAAAAGGAAGAAATGGAAGAAGAAATGGATCCTAAGATGAAAAAAGAAGAAATGGATCCTAAGGTGAAAAAAGAAGGAAAAATGAGCTACAACGAAGTAGTTAAAAAAGCCGAAAAGTTAGGTGAAATGGCTAAAAATAAAGTGATGATGGAGGTTTATGGTAAGAAGAAAAGAGACTTAGAAGAAACTTTAGGTACCATAAATGAAGACTCTAATCTATCAGAATTTATTGATGAAGGAAAAAAGAAAGAACTCCAAAGTGAAATTGCTTTGTATGAAAAGGCATACATGACCGCTGAAGCTGATTACAATACTAATAAGTAATGCAAACACTTATAGAGACTCAACTTTTTGAAATTTCTCCTCAGTCACTAACTGAGGCTAAAACATC